ATAGCTGAAATGAATAATTCCTTATCAACTATTGGGTCTGAATTATATTTTATTTCAACTGGTAAAAAATCTTTCTGCCTCACCCCCTAGGCATACCAAACACATCACCAAGTGCATCTAGGCACAAACGTAAGGCCACTATTCCCCCCTTTGGATCGTGGCCTTGTTCTTTTGCCCATTCGTTTGCACTCGCACCCTCTACGACTACCCATTGGGCCACATCCGACAGATCCTTGCCTATTGTCCTCAGTGCAGCAAGATAATCCGTAAACGCATCGTGTCCTTGATCATCGTTTCCGCGTGTCCCATCCACTATATTTGCATCATATGACGCTGTAAGCTTTTGCGCCCTCCCTGCCCTGCGCCACAATGCATACAACTTCATTCCGGCCTCAAACTGGCGTCTTGTGATCTGTTCACGCGAGTAATACCTATCTAGCGGCGTCTGGACCGTCACACGCATCCTTTTAGGGCTTCCCAGACGCTTATCTACGTTTTCGTAGGCGATGCCCTCTGTATGCTGCAAACGCTCTCGTGTGCCGAAATCGCTAGGCGTGTGGATCGGTTTCTTGCTCTTCGACATTTTCTGTCCTCAATGCTAATGCTAATGCCAGATAATTGATCGCATCGTGAATGTTGTCTTCACGCCAGTTAAGATCGTTTCTACCTAGCTTGAACTCCACCATGTCCATTGCAACGTCACTTGGTGCAACTCTTTCACCACGCCTGATGGACGCTCTTATTGCCAACTGTTTAAATAATTCATCAGCGTGTCCATGTTCCCCACCGCGTTCAATTAATATATCTTTGCATTTCTCCAAAACCTGAATTGCTTCATCACTCATTTTCTAATTCCCATTTTCTGCGTTTAATCATTTCTATTTGCCATTGTTTATATTTCGCCAGATTAGGTGCGTTTAAAATCTTTCTCCGATTAGCAATTCCCTCCAACATTCCAAGACATTGAATTTCATTCACCGTAGCCAAAAAATCCTTTTCTTCTAAATCAGCAAAATCCGACTTATTTCGGGACAAGGTTTCGGGACAGGACATGACAGTATATAAATACTGTCCTGTTGTCCTGAGTGTCCCAAAAATAACCTCATTTTGTCCTATGCGTGTCCTAGCCGTGTCCCCAATCATGCTAAGTATATTGTTTTTATTAACTTTTTTCAGGACAGCTTCTGGGACATCAGGACACAACCACTTTAGCTTCAAAATTCTCGTGTCCCCGCCGTGTCCCAGACCAATTTCGAACGGATATTCACCCATCACCCAAACGCCTCCAAAATGACCCCTTTTTCGAGCTTTAGGACACCCTGATCTATCATCCTTTTTATGTGTCTATTTGCTGTTCTTTGAGAGCACTCTAACTCCAATGCAACCGCTTCCTTGAGGTCAGATCTGCTTACCTCGCCAAAGTCATTCATCCTATCAAATTGCTCTTTAACTACCTGTTCGCCGTAGTCTGGTGATTTTTTATCCAGTGGTTTATCTGGCGTCATTTCAAGCACCAATGAACTTGTGTCCTGACCATCAGCATCCACCAGAGACACCGACAACTTCATAAACGCCAAGGGTTCGCTTTTCTCTTCATCTTTCATTTTGGTGGGCGTCAGTAATATCTTAAAATCACCCCATTGTTCCACCCGATATTCCGAGTCTAGAGAGCCATGCAAAGCATACCCACCACGTCCTCTATCTTTATTCTGGTGTCCTATGTGGTGGACAATCATAACGGTGCATTGGTAGCGGTCCTTTAGCCTGTCACAGACTTGAACATACGCCATCATGTTTTGGTTATTTTCCTCTCCATCCAGTGTTCTACTGAGTGTGTCTAAGACGATGAGGTTGAGCTTGCCAATTTGCTCTTGGAGTGCGTCTAGCTCGTTGCACAGGTGTAGTTCACTGTCTGGATCGTTTAGGATCACGCTACGATTGCTTTTGGCAAATGGTACGCCTGTTAGGTCTTGTTTAAAGTTCTTGCACCACGCTGCAACACGTTTAGCAAACCCTGCATGACCTTCCCCTGCGATATAGGCAACGCTTCCTTGCTGCACCTCTAATTCGTGGTATGGTTTGCCGCAAGCAATGCACAGCGCCATATCAAGGGCTAGGAATGTTTTTCCTGACCCTGCCGAACCAAATATCATGGTAAGTGAGTTATCCTCTATTACGTCTTTGATCATCCACTTGGTTGCGGTCATGCGTAGATCGCTCACCATAGTGAAGAGTGTGTCGGGTTTTTTAACTGAGGTGAGGCTTTTGTAGACTGCTTCTATGCCTAATTCTTGGTGAAGATCGTTAAAATCTTGCCCCTTTTTGGGTGGCACGACATACGGAAGCTTTGTTTTTTTTGCTGCTTCTATGCCCTTTTCATCGTTGTCAGCCGCTACAATGAGTTCAAACTGAGGAAAAGCCGTTTGTAGTTTGCTGCATAGTAACGGTAAGTTTCCAGAGTCTAATCCAAATATACACGCACACCCAGGATGGGACATGGCTACACTTGCTGAAGTTGCCCATCCCTCCGCTACATAGGTGCGTCCTTTGGTAAGCTTACCACACACACCGAAAACACCTTCTGATTTATCTAAACCAGAGCTAAATAGTTTCTTTCCATCTGGTGAGATTGTTTGTTCGCCCACACGCTGTCTGTGTATGTTAAACAGTGGAATGACTACGTTATCGCCTACGAGTTGAGCACCTAATAGATCAACACCTTTTTTCTCGTGATATGGCCTAGTATCTTCCACGTTAAATTCTTCTTTGGGTTGGAATGTTAAAACGTTGTCCTTGATTGGATCGAGTGAGCACCACAAACCGCGTTTGGCGAGTTCGCTTTGGATTGCTTTAAAATCCCCACATTGGCGGCAATGGGTCTTGATTAGTCCATTATGGTTGGTGATCCAGAACCTGTCTGTACCTCCACAGTTGACACAACACCCATGCCATTCGCCTTTAGCGGTTTGCTTGAGGTCTAAACCATCTATGATGCTTTGGGCGTACTCACTCCAATAAGGTTGTTCATATTCAGGCATATCTTAGAATGGTATTTCATCATCCAGATCATTAGACTGAGCCGCCTGTTCCTGACCTTGTATTTCTAAGTCAAAATCGGCTTGCTGATCGGCTTTTTTATCCACCGCAATACCAAAATCGTCCACCTCTTCAACGCCAGTATCCACCGAGTCAAAATCGTCTGCCCCATCAGCATACTTGGCTTCCAAGACTTGCACGGCGCTGAGTAATAACTTGATACCCCATTGTTCAGCATTTGGGTTGAAGGTGGGCAACATTGAAAACTTAATGTTTCCTGTTGAGCCACTCCAAAATGATAGGTCAGCAAGTGGTTGCTTTGCCCCATCTATAACTTTTATACGCTGTGATGGAGTGCCTTTGGTTGTGATACATTTCTTTCTTGCCGTAAATTGCACAGTACCATCATCTTGTTTCTTCATACCATGAATTGTGCCAAACTTACCTAATTTACTGTTGATTTTCTTACAGTCATTAAAGTGAGCTATGGCTTGTTTCCATAAGTCTTGGGCCTCTTCATGCGATACTGTGAAAGTTATTGACCATTCAGCGTTTGGTGCGCTTTCGCTAACCTTTTCTGACTTTTCGATTTCTTTCTTATATACATAGCCACTATCTAATCTGGGCCATTGGAAGATAACATTGCGTATTAATACGTCTTTAAACTCTGACATTATTTTTCTCCATTATAGTTGATTGTCCATCCATTCGCTTGGATGAAGCATTGTAAAAGAGGGCCATCCAGTGCTGTAATCGCCTGTTTTTTCGGCCTCTTTTATTTCTTCCAACACATCGTCAAGGCGTTCTGAGTAGATACGCATGAGTTCCTGAGACATGAGGAATAAATTAACGCTATGTGGGGCTTTCTTTTCCACCACAGCGAAAGCAAAATAGATGCATTGAATACCTTCTTGCTCACATACTCTTTTGTAGAAAGCAGCCTGTGTGCCGTAATGCAGATCTACAAACTGTCTAAAGAAGTTTCTTTCTGTTGGGATTTTACCAAATGTTTTGACATCCATAATGATGCCTTTGTCTGTTGTGTAGAGATCGGGACGTGCTTTGAGTAGCAACCCTGTTTTTTTATCTATGGTGTAGACACTGGCTTCTTTAACGGCGGTTTTGTTTCTGCCTATCTTGCGAATATCTCTGTGCTTCCACAGCGCCTTTGTCATTTGCAGTGCTTTGGCGTATTCACCCTCCGGTAATAATATTACGCCATCTTCTTTCGCTTGCTGATAATCTTCAGCCCATTGCTTCCCTGCCCTTGTTTTGTGCTTTCCAATGACAGCCTGTTTTCGGTTTTTGCCCTCGAACATGGCGTGCACACCAGATCCAATATCCACCACGCTTGGGCTTAGATCTTCACTAGGTTGGCTTGCATGATACGGCGTAGTGGTTAGCCATTTTTTAACAAAGCTTGAGGATATTCCCTCGCTTTCGTGATACTGTTTGTTGGTGAGGTTGTGGAATATACCTTGCTTCATCCAGTACACTCCCCACCATCAGCCTGGCAAAGATATGCCTCATCATCAAAGATCCAATCGCCTTGACGTTTTACGAAATCGCCTAGTTGTGCATATGTTCTAGACTGATGAAAATGGGCTTGTTTACCAATCTGCTCTGACTTCCAAGTTTCTATATCTGTCCACCATTGCATCCGATCAGGGTACAAACGAAACATAACGGCTAAAGTCGCTTCTGATTTTAAGAAACATCCGTCACAATTACCGCTACCGGCTACTATCTGTAAGTCAAACGGTTGAGAGTTCCAAAAAGACATTATGTCTTTTTTTGTTACTTCTGCATCGTTTAATGGATACCAGTTTTGCCAACGTTTCTCAGTGGAAACTTTTATTCTGCGCTTTTCATCTGCCCTTATACCAACAGCGTTATGCCAAGACTTCCAACCATGCTTCACTAAATATCTTTTGACCGTAAGCACTTTTAATTCTTGCGTACAAAACCGTCTAAATACATTTGGTAATATTTTTGGCTGTTCTAATGCTTGTCGAAAAGGTTCGCCATCACGACTAGCAGAGTTGTGACTAACGGTTACGAACTTAGGCATTTGCTTTCTGTATTCTAGCCATGTAATAGGCACACGCCAACGCTCGCTGCACTCTTGTACGAAGTCTAATGTCTTTGGCATCTCACGCCCAGTATTTGCAAAGACAACCTTGCAACGCTCTGGCAGATCTCCGTTAGCCTCTAGGATTTGGTGCAGCATAAAGCCAGACGTTCTACCACCCGAGAAGCTTATGAGCACGTTGCCATCTGGTAGTGTGTATGGGCTACGCATTATTCATCCTCATCTTCAGGATAAATTTTGCCGTGTCCGTCACATATATCGCAGACTATTTCACCACTTTTGTCACCATTTGGAAAAATGTCGAGATATTCAGTAGAGGGGTGGCGTTTGACTACACCAAAACCGTTACACTCTTTACAGTCGATTGGTTTAACTTGCACAACAGGCGTTGTGTTTTTAAGTGGTGTGATTGCCATTAGCTCACGAGCAATTGAACAGAACGCATCGACTGTCATACTTACGAGATCTGTGTTTTCATCCCAAGAGCCACCCACCGCCTTGGCAAACGCATTTATTCTTATCACTGCGATACTTGGTTGGCGGTCAAAACGGTATATAACGCAAGGATATTTGCTTACTCTATCCGCTGCACGTTGGGCTTGGTCCATCCAGGTTTGGCTGAAACTACCTGACATACGCCGCTTACATTCTATGACAAATGGGAAGTTTTCTTCTTCACAGATTAGATCACCATGATCAGCTTCTCTGTATTGATTAAGCTCACGTTTAAAGACAATCCCAAGATTATCGAACAAAGCTTTTTTTATTTCTGATTCGTACTGAGCGCCTTTGACTCTACTATTCACCATCGTAAACCACCTCACCTCGTTGCGCGGCTTGGACAAGTCTTATGGCGTCTTGAATGTCATCTTTGATCGTGAGCCATGCTTCGACTGGAACTTCCCCTTGCGTGACCTTTTGGATTTCCAAGGCAGTCACCACATTTGGTAGAACGTCACCGCTGATATAACGAGATAAGGTGGGTTGAGATACGCCGATTCTCTTGGCGAGGGAAGCCTGTGACACCTCTTTTGTGATCATATACTCAAATAACTGCACGATTTCTGCCTAATTTTTGTCGATTTATTTTATGCATAGTTCTTAAATATGCATAATGTCAACTATTATATAGGTAAAATATTCATATCTTAGTATCACAATGAGACTAAAACATTGTTTTTTATGATATTTTATTTGATCACGGAATGTTATAATATAATCATTTTTATTATTTTGTATTTTTTTAATTGACATATTAATTCATATGTGAATAAAATACTTTAGTGACTATCGAATGAGAAATGAATATGGATTACATAAATAACAAGTTTAGAGGTAAGAAATCCGGAAGTTACACTGGTGCGTATTTGTCAAAAAAAATTGGCAAACATCATAGGGCGTTAACAAGATTTATTTTTCAATCGGCAAGCAAAAAAACACAAAGCAATATTGTTAATCAAATCGTGGGTATATCTTGGACTAGTCAGTTTAAGTATATGTACTCACCGTTAGCTCCACCGATGAAACGATTTTTTGAGAGATCTGGTGATTCAAGGCTAGGGTTAGATGTACATAAAAGTGACATTTTTTCGCGTTTCGGTCTTGTAAGTAGTGAAAACAGGTGGGCGGTCATACTTCCACCACCATAAAGTAACAAAGAGTGGGGGACATTGTGTTTACACGAATATACGATGTTAGAACTAAGTTAAAAGTCAAACAGGACGAATTAGCAAAATTGTCCGGTGTGAGTCAAAGCCAGATAAGCAAATATGAGAAAGGTGAAGTAACGAACCCAAGTTTTGATAAACTTGTTAGAATAGCAGAAGCACTTGGAGTTACCGTAGACGATCTTAAAACTAAGATCGATGATCAAGATTTTTCACCAGTAAGACAAACCACATCAGCCGTGTTCGTTCCTTTGTATCAAGGGAAAACAAAAGTGAGAGAATTAAACGATGCCTATGCAGCCCGACTAGGGTTTAATAGGTTAGCTCACCAACAGATCCGAAAACCAAGTTTCTTGGAGTATTCTGATACAGCCTACGCTATGACTGTGTATGGGGACCATATGAAGCCGCGGTATCGTGAAGGTGATATAATCTATGCAGATCCACAGTTAACGCCACAAGATGAGGACGATGTAGTTATCTCGTTTAAGGTGGATGGATCTTTTGTCGGTGTGGTGAGAGAGTTAGTAAATATGAACGCAAACAATATAACGTTTAAAGATCTAAAAACTGGAGAAACTAAGGCGTTTTCTCTTACTGATCTATACGCGGTTCATGTCGTGGTTGGATCACAAAAATTTAGACCAAATCAATAAAATCAAATTGTAAAACTGGCCTGGAAATGTTATTGTTTTCTGAGGCCAGTTTACACAAACTAGCCTCACGAAAACCTCAGTGTAATGTTATGATGTATTCGTCTTTATAGACATCTTCAGGGCGTATCTGGCGGTAATGTTTATCAGTCACATCACTACCCACCTTATGCCCAACAAGCACCTGTACATGGTCCTTGCTTTTGTTCTCATTTAAAAGCTTGTTAATGTAAAACCTACGCAAACCATGAAAACCAAACTTTTGCACATTTGCCTTAACACAGGCTTTGTGTAGGACCGATTTCAACACATCACTTGCTGCGAATAGATTACCTTTAGCATTGGTGAACAGCCATTGACTTTCGCTAACTGATTTTAGCTGTGCCAAATCATCTTTGAGGTCTTTGCTTATTCTTACTATGCGATTGCTTCCGGCGGTTTTCGTATCGCCTAGCTCACCCCTGTCATTGCTTAGTCTAATGTGGATCTTATCACCATCGATAGCATCCCACCGGAGAGCAAGTATCTCACTGATCCTCATACCGTTAGCAGCGGCAAGCTTGATCATAACTTTCTTCCAATGCACCCCTGTCACATTCAGTATTGCGACAACTTCCTCTTCAGTTGGTGTGTATCTAGGGTCGGCCTCTTTGCATCGTAATGCCTCCACTTCTAAACATGGGTTGTGCTCGACTAAGCTTTTTTGTTTAAAAAATTTAAAAATACGCCGTAAAGTTCCAACAATTGTATTGGCGTATTGCGGTGACATACGCTTTTGTAAGTCTTCCTGAAAGTCCATAACGTTTGGTGTGGTTATGTCATGCACATCCATATTGCCGAAATGCGGTAGGATATGTTTATTAATATGTACTAATAGCGTTTTGCGCCTGTTCGGTCTTAGCTTGCGCCCATATTTAGACCCGCTCATAAAGTTCTCAACTCTTTCATCAAGCTCTTCTCTGTAGACTGTAATTCGATCCACCAGAAGAGAAGATTGCTCCTTATCTAACGTGCCATTGTATTTTAGCTTTATGTCTTGTTTCTGCGCCCAAGCTATCGGCTCTCTGCCCTTTGGTACTTGTCGCATTTTTTCAGTGTTGGTTTTCTTATCCATATATCGGATAACGTAAGCTTGCTCACCCCTGCGTTCTCGTAGATGTAATTTAAGGTGTCTACCTTCCCATAGTGCCATATTTTCTCCATTCATTTTCTTATCAGGTAAAGACTGTTTTACCCATTTATCTTGTTATTCTATTCATGTATGAATGGCATTGTCCATAAAAAAAGAGGCGTACCCCACATGAGATACGCCTAACTTATTGATAACAATGTAAATTAAATTATATTCACGCAATATTCACGTTATAGGTAATATTCTTTTGCCAAGGTAAATGTCGTGAGTTCGAATCTCATCGCCCGCTCCAACTTTTAATCAATAAAAACAATAACTTATGGCAAGTTATTTTTGAATATTTTTGCGGTAAAATTAGAATACTCGTGACCAAAATGGCTTGGTCACGGGATTGCATTTACTTTTCGTGACCATTACTTCAGCCATTCATAGATTCTAAATGTCTGTTCTGTACGCTCATCTAAATGATTATATCCCCCATTGACCTTTTTGGTGACACGTTTGCACGTATCTTCGCTTACACCCTCGTCACAGATCTTCCATAGCCCTCTGCGATTGTTAAAATACCATAAGGCGCTCTCCATAGGATAGTGTGACGCTATCAAGTGTGGCTCATCCATAACCTCCGGCAAGCGCATATCACTGGCAAACTTACGCACATTTGCACGCCCTGTAATTTGGCAAAATCCGCGCCCACGAAATGCCCATCCATCACCAGGACGAGTATTTCCGAGTTGGGATTTTTTACTACGGTTTTTGTCCATATAAACATAGTTCGCTAATGCTTGCGGGTTTCTTGAGTATGGCTTTGCGTCAGCCGGAGTTTCGAAATATCTGCCAAAAACTTTCATCAAAGCATCGACTGAGTAGTTTAAGTTTTCCTCAACAGCTTGAAAGTTCATGCTCTCAATGCAAATTTGCCCTAAGAAGTGTGCCGCCCTCTCAGGTGACATTTCATAATATTTCATAATTCCTTTTGCTGTTTTGGGACCAAACTGCCCATCGCTCATACATCCAACCTTAGTTTGTAGGTTTCTGAATCCTTCATTCATTATCTGTCTCCACTGGTTTGCGCCCCCACTGTCTCGTGTATCCAAATTCTTCATAGCTTTTGGCCCACCTATTCTCGGTGAATGTTGCAAACCGAATTAGCATTTCGTTCTCTTCATAAAGTTGGTCAATCCATTCAGAGTTTTCCTCAACCTGAGTCTCCAAATGTTCAATCCGGTGAGCCTGTTTACTGACCCACCAGACGCCACCCACCAACTGCACCAACATGGCAAGCACAAGGCCAAGAGGAAGCTTTAAATCGCTCACCTTTTGCTTTCCAAATAAAGTCTTAATAAATTAACGAGAGTGTTCAGCGACACCGCACTAAACAACATAATCCATTGCCACATTTCCATCTATTGTCTCCTTTTGAAAAAGGCTGTTGCTCCACGCACACCAAAAGACGCTGAAATCGCAATTCCAAGGCTGTAAAAATACCAATCGGGTGCTTTAGAGAGTTGCTCAAAGCCTCTTTCAACCCAACCTTCTGCTCCTGGAATCCAACATAAAATTAATGGCAAACTTAGAATTATTACGAACCATTCGTCCTTCCAAGAAGACTGAGAACCTTGTGCCATAATCTTTTCCCAATCGGCAATTGAGGTTTCTTTTGAGATAAGGATTTTTGCTTTGGCTTCGGCTTCGGTGAGCTTGAGTTTTGCGTTTGCTTGTTGTGCTTGCGTTTTGGCATTTAACCAACCTCCTGCTAATTCAGTAATCGGCCCGATTATTGCTTGGAGCATGTGCGCTCACCCCTCTATCTGTTTTGGCTTCCTTGCCCAACCACACCGCGAAACAAGCTGAGAAACAGCCAAATATCACGCTACAAAATCCTGATTGATTGAGGGTTGGTTCTTCTAAACTAATCATCCAGTTTGTGACTTGAAAGCACATAATTGTAATAGCTAACATCATTAACCTGGGTAGTATTTTAAGCTCGTCTATTACGCTTGACGTTATCTTTACCATCTGCTTTCCTTGCTAAATTAATTGCAATCGTGCGCTCTCGTGTGATCACCACCACTCGCCCTTTGCTGTCATAAACAACAAATTTTCCCTTACATTCTCTGAGTTTCACCGTTCAATTTTGATGCAAACAACTTTACTGTTTGCTGTGGTTACAAGCACCTTTGCATCTGTTTTTGCTTGCTTACATGCTTCTTCGCTTGAATATGAACCAATGTGATAGTGGTCAAACTCGCCGCTTAATAATTGCAGCCAAAGTAATACCCACATTCACCAACGTCCTTGCCATTTCCCTAAAAAATAAAAAACGATGAACAAAATCCCACCACTGAGAACAAAAATACCCGCGCCAATTGCAAAGTTGATAAGTGCATCCATCTGTTCTTGCTTGCGATAAAGCTCATCCTTACGTTGCTTACGCATCCTTGCTTCTATGGCTAATACTTCTTTCCATGCACTAGGCCCATACGTCCAACTTATGTGGTCTTTTATCTCTGCCCTCATCTGTTCCATTTTTTTCTTTTGGGCAAAGATTTCAAGGGCCGTTTCTTCATCAGAGCCTTTAAATGTTTTTTTCCAAAACGGAGGATTTTTCTCACGCTCTTCAAGGTTGGTGAAATCTGAAAACGCTTTCCCCCACTGCGCTAAAGTTCCCGACATTTCTTGGATATCTTTTCCCGCGCCAATAGCGGCTTTAAGAGCTTTAAAGCTTCCTGTCGCAAGAGCGACACAAGATATAGGGTCCATTTACATCCTGGTAATTATAGTAATCAGCATAATAATTATAGCACCCGCTGATCCGATGAGTATATTTTCTAGCTTCTTTATCCTCAGTATGGTCTCTTTCCATCTTTCTTCCAGTTGTGTCTCCACTTTAACCATCCTTTTGTCTAATGAAGCTAATGTTGTTTTGCTCATGTTTTTACTCCGGCATAGTAGGCCATGTCACATCGTGTGGAAATCCAGATTGCTCCGGTATCTGTCGCAAATCACCACGATATGTATACCAATCTTCGGGAACTGTTTGACCAAGTTCTTTAGCACGTATTGTTACCCAATCACTTTTTGCCAGCAACTCATCGCGTTGCGCTCTTACTGTTGCAGCCGCCTCTGCATCTAGCGTGGCCTGATACGCAGCCTCATGCTCGGCTTTGGTAGTTTTTTTGCCATCATCGTCAGTCGTATCAGCAAACATATCACGAGCTACATACTTCTCTACCCAATTTCCTTTACTGTCTTGCTCAACACCATCACGCACACTTATTTGATATGCGCCTACT